AGAGAAATTGCTCTTACTTTTAATCCACCTGTTTCAACAACGCCAGCTTTACGCGGCTCCATATTAATATTTTTAGATTCTGCGTTAAGTTGTTTTATTGCGTCTGCTTTACCTTGTTCATAAAAATGGTTTGCAATTGCATCTGCATTGTCCGCAACGAAAAGTGCTTTATGATAGCCATTAGCATCTTGCAACATATTATCTTTATTTATATATTTATCTAATATATTTAAAATGTTTGATTGTCTATCTTGAACTTCCTGCTTATCTTTAATATTGTATCTATATTTTTTATCTCCAACTTTAAACTCAAAACCTTTGAATTCATCTGAAAAGATTTTGTTAGATTCATTATTAAAATGAGCAGTTTGCTTTTCTTGCAGCTTTTGCTGTTTTGATTGTTCATTATTATAGGAATTGAAAAACTCTATAGCTTTTTGTTGATCAGGAGATAACTTAGAACTCAACTTGACTTCTTCGTAATATTTATTCTTCATCCCTTCCAAATAGCTTGTAGCTTTTGCAATTTCTTCTTTATAAGCGAGTTTTTTACGCTTAATATCTTTTGGTTCATCAACCTCTTCATCTATACTAAAATTATCTTCAATTAAAAAATCTATTTCATCTTTTGATAAGTGCGATTTAGTTTGAGTATAATATTCATATAAAAGTGTTGAATCTTCCATGCTAGAATAATCTTGATTAATTTTAACATAATCTTCTAGCGTTCCACCAGTTTCATTCATAAAATCTACAACTTTTTGAATGTTTTCTGGTAATTCTGTAGCTGTATCTTGTGCTGTTTGTACAGCTTCTTCAATTTCTTGCTTTAGTTCTTCAACTTCAGCTTCTTGTTTAGGTTCCTCTTTTTGCTTTGATTCTTCCTCTTCAATAACTTCTTCTAAAGTTACCTGCGTTTCTTCCTCTTCCTTTTCACTTTCTCCGGAAGACTCTTCAGGCTGCGTTTGGTTTTCTTCTTGAACCTCTTCGCTAGCTTCGGATCCGTCGCGTACAGGAACCTCATCTGTGCTTTGCTCTTGAACGGCATCTGTTTCTTCTTTTATAGGTTGTCTTAAATCTACTTTGGTTATTGTTTCCTCACCAATATCAGCACCTATTTTTTTAAGTGCTACAGTTTCTTTTTCAGCTGCAGATGGATTTTCATCCTCTACAACTTGTGCTTTAATTTCTTCTGACATAATATAATATAATTATTGTATTCTTTAAAAAGGTAGAATACTTAACCTTAAATTCCTTGATATGCAACTATAGTTCCAGAGTTTACATCAATTTCAGTCCAACGACCATAAATTGTACAACCTTTAGGAAATGTTACGCTATCAACTACAAGCCCGTTTGAACCTGCGCCAACGCCTTCTGTGTTTACGTAAGCTGTTGCGCTTTCAGCAACTAATCCGCTTGCAGCATCAAATACTGTGTCAGATAACATTGTTATTGCAACAAATACATTACCTGTTGCTGGAGTTATTGCATCTGAACTTGCTGTTGTGTATACTGAACCGTTTATACTACCAGTCCAATCGTTTCTTGGTATTTTACTCATTGTTTATTATTTATTTATTACCTTGGTTCAAATTGTTCTAAACCAAATCCGCCTAATCCATCAAATCCTGCTGATTCAAAGTTTTTAGGTGGTTTATTGTTTTTCCTTTGATCTATTAATTCAGACTGCTGTGTAGCCTGTATTTTTGTTCTTTTATCTTTCCTATCTTCTTTAAAAGTCTCTTTATCTTTAATTACCTGTAAATCTGCACCTTTAAGCTGTACATTAAAATCAAATTCTTTTTGCATTAACATCATTTTAATTTCAGCTTCTCTTTCAAGTTTTTGCGTATCTAATTGAGCTTGTACTTGCGCTAATTGAGCTTTTTGCTGTGTTATTGCTTGCTGCTTTTGAACATCAGCTTGTGCTGCTGCTTGAGCTGCTTGCGCGTTTGACTGAGACTGCATTTGAATATTTTCCTGCTGTATTAATCTATCCTGCTCAAATTTTCTTCTTCTTCTTAATTTTAATAATTGATTTGCAAGTTTTAAATTTTTAACTTCTCTTATATCAATTGCGTCCTCTAAGTTAATTTGTTCTTTTTGTAAAGACATTTGAATATTATTTTCAAGTATTTGTTTTTCTTCTTCATCAGGAGATAACTCTAAAAATATACCAAAGTCATGTAACTGCAATTGACTAATATCTTCTAATGTACCAACATTAAATTTACCTATGCTTTGTACAAATGATTCTTTAGTTGGTCCATATTCTAATACATCAGATATTCTAAGCGATATAGCTTCTGCTGTTTTTAATGTTAAAAATAATCCAGCTTGTAATATATGCCTAGTAGCTGTATTTGAATTTGCTGCTGCTAATTTTTGTAAACCAACTAATGCATTTTTGTCAGGTGTAGAACCATCTCTTGCTTCATTTAAACCAGTAACATCACGCATTCCTTGTAGATAATAATTATAAGCTGTTATCAAACTACTAATTTTTCCGCTACCATTTCCTGATTGTAATTCTTGTATTGGAACTCTACCATTATTAAATTCACCATCTTGGTTCATTGATCTTCCAATAACAGAACCTGTTTGGAAATACATGTTTAATGCTTCTTGCGGATTGTAATTTGTACCATTACCTAAATCTACTTCAGCTATACCATCGGCATCTAAATATACACCATCAGGTACCATTCTTGATAATACTTGTTGTAATTTTAAATGTGTTAACTGTATCATATCAGCAAACGTTGTCATTCTACTAACTAATGACTCAACTTTACCTTTATACATTCTAGGTGCTACAACAGCATAACTAAATTGTGCTTTAACAGTATTTGATTTAGGTCTTGTCATATTTTCAGCTAACTGCCAACTTAACATTTTATCTGAGCCTACTATTTTTGCACCACAATAAATAACTTCAATTGTTCTATCAGATTTTTCAAATCTTGATCTTTGATCTTTAGGTGGATTAAAAGTATCTTCTTTAGCTAAAGCTTTTTTACCACCAGTTGCTGTTTCTTTAATTTTATATACTTGATCTCTATAAGTTTTATATTCAAAATAAAGTACATACGCATAAGAAAAATCTTCAGCATCTGCGGCTGCATAAGATTTATTATGTAGCTTTACATTAGTTCCTTGACCTTCAACATATTTTTTAATATCTTCATCTGTTAACTCAGGATATTGTTTTTTCAAATCAACTAAAGATACTTTTCTAATTTCACCTATATAATATATATCATCAAAATAAGGTGATTCAGTATATGAATAAACTAAATCAGCTGGATCTACATACTTAATATTAATCCCTTCTGAATTTGTATACTCATTTTTAACTGCACCCATACCAACAACAGCTATATCATAATCAAGTCTTTTCTTTATTAAATCATATTTATTATGATCCATTACATTAGCAATAGCTTCTTCTTCTGCTATTTCTATAGCATCTTTATATTCAAGCTGCATGTGTAATTGTAATTCTTCTTCATTCTCAGGTAAAGTGTCTGGATCGTTTTCATATATATTAATTCCAAACTCTTCAAATACAGAATCGCTAAAATTAGCAGTTCTCATATCTTTTAATAAAGAATCAATATATTGTGTTCTTTTTTGTATAGAAGCTGGATCTTGTGAATATGCTTTTATATCATACGTTCTTTCAGCTATACCATTTACAACTATATCTATAAACTTTGGTATTATAGGTACAGGTTTCCAATCTAAATTCAAATATGATAAATCACCATTGATTGATAATTCATCTTTATATTTTTGAATTGATTGCTCTCCTCTAGCATATAATCTTAATCTATGAAACTGATCTCTATTAGCGTAATACTTATTAGGACCCGAATCTCTTTTAAACCATTCAGATTCTATAGCTTTTCCAACTTCTAGTCCGTATGGCTCACTTGCTTTAGTAGCATTGGAAACTGTTTGGCTTGGGAATATCCCTCTTGGTACTATATCCATTTACTTTATTATTTTTGAAATACTTCCTTGATTATTGTATTTTTTAAAACCAAAATCTAATGTTTTAGTTGTTCTTAATTTTTTAGGTTGATACAAATGTCTATTACATGCTATTATTGCTAAACCTGAACTTATAGATGCATCAAACTTTGTTCTATTATTTATGTTAAATTTAGACCAATCATTTAATGTGGTGTTAAAGTATATATTACCATAATCACCGTTTTCTTGTAATCCTACATATTTATCTATATAAGATTCTATTGCTGCAGCATGTACTTGTTTAATATCTTCTGATGAGTTAGGCATTCCACCTATTTCTCTTTCTGCCACAGATAATTTGTTTGCTGGCTTATCTGGCCTATTCATTGAATAACCTCTATATCCTCTTCTTTTTAAATAATATAATAATCTTGGTTTATTATTTTCCGCAAGAAGTGGCATGCCATAAAATACTAATGCCATTAATACATCTTCAAAAAATATTTCAGCTGTTTGTGGTCTAGCTACATATTCTAAAAAAAATGTATTTGATGGGGCATCATCCATACTAAACTTTGTTAACCCGTGCAAAGAACCTTTTGAACCGCTGCCATCAGTTGTACCTGATATATCATACGAGTCACATCCAAATGCTCCTATATGTTCGTTTGCAGGCTGTTTTATTCCTCTGTTCATTTGTATTTTATTTTGCATATGAACTGGAGGAACCCATGAAATATTAAATCTACCTTTTGTATCTGGCATAAAAATTACTTTTGAATCTTTAACACCATTTTCCCACTGAAAATTACCTTTTGATATTAATCCAGTAGATCTAGCATTTTCATTATAATCTATTTGTTCGTATATTTTTTGTAAATTAAATATACTATTTTTTGTTTCATCTCGGAATGCATGTTCTTCTGTTCTTGGAAACTGCCTATAAAATTCATTTAAACCATCTTGGTCATTTTTTAAACCATCTGCTTCGTTTTCCCAATGCTCTATTATACCAATGTCGATTTTATCACCATAGGGTCCTTCAATTGCAGTTTCGGGTGTGTCGAATACAGGTAATCCATAAGAATCAATGAATCCTTCGTAGTTCCATTCCATAGGTATGAACAAACTATATAGTCCCGAGCTAGTCTGTCCATTGCGGTTTCTTTTTGTAACGTCTGAGTCATAGTATAATTTTTTAAAGTTATCTCCACCTTTATCTAAGGCATTTGAAGTAGATCCCATCATACATTTACCTATAATCCTACTTCCAAGTCTCAACGTTGTTTTTGTAACACGCCAGTTATTTAATATATTATCTGGTCTTTCCCATTTACCAGATTCATCGTGAACAAGTAATTTTAACTTTTCACCATCATAAGAGTTATCTCCTGTGTTTTTCCAATCTATTGTTGTATCGAGCCCTTCGATCTCGTTGGCGGTGCTGGTGTTTGGGGTGGTGATGGATTTGCGGGTAAGCTTGGACGCTGGTACCCTGAAGGCAAGCTCAGTTTTTGGTCTGTCCATTCCGTCCTGTATGGGCTTGAAAAAGAACGGGTAGTGTGTTGATATGGGTACCACCTTATCGGTAAACATTTTCTTTGCATCTCCACCAGTCTTAGATAAGATCCCGAATCTAGAATCTGACGATATTGTGGCTTGGTTAACTGTTTCAGCACTCGACATGAATGAAAATCCAGAACGCCTGTTCTTAAGGTAGCAAATTCCATAGCATCTATCGTCTGCCTTGCAAGCTTCCCAGAATATGAAGAATAATCTGTTTGCTTCTCGAAAGTCTGGGTTCCCAACATCAATCTTGGACCACTGCAGGTAATTGTAATGAGAGCCAGTAATATAAGTGCTTTTGTTTTTATTAGTAAACCAAAAGCCTTCTTCACGTCTCGTAAACTCTTTATCAATATATTCATACCATTTATTTTTAAACTCTACAGGATATGTTTCCCAGTTGAATATTGTTTTAATATTCTTTAGTTCTTTTGGATATTCGAATCTAGTCCACTTATTTATTTTGCTATACACGTTTTCTTCTTTTGGTAAAGCTATCTTTAAATTTTGTATTTCGTAAACTTCTCCTATCTTACCTGTTTTACTTATAACAATAACATCATGCTCTTTGTTATAACCATACTCCCAAGCTTTCTTTTTATTTAATCTATGTATTGTATTCTGCTTTATAGGTGTTATAACTTGATATAAAGTTTGTTTATAACTCATTACTTAGATCTTTTTTCTGCAAAACCACTAAAAGCTTTTTCTTTATTTTGTAATGGTTTGTTTTCTAATAAAGCTTCTTCTGCTTGTATTCTATTAAGTATTTCAAATGCATCGAATATAGCTAGCTTTTTAGTTGCTGCTGCATTTTTTAATCTATCTGCTGAAACATCATCTTCAGTTTCAACTATAGCTTCTTTAGCAACTTTTACAAGTTCATCAACAGCTCTATACCCAGCTCGGATTATATTCTTTTTCTTTTCCTTTATATTCATATTTAATTGAAATTTCTTTTGTCATTACCCTATATAACTTTTCACCATTTATTATAAATTCATATTCACTCCACGGTGTAAAACCAACTTTATCGCCTATTTGTAATAAATTTGAATTATCAGTATACTTTACAATACCTGTTAAAGACTGTTCCTTCTCAATTGAAAAATCGTCTTCGTTTGCCAAGGGTGCGACGAAACAATAACCTTCATTCGCTTTCCAATCTTTATTATCTTTATAAAGGAATATTTGATCAAATTCACAGAAGTATAAATTATCTTTGAAATAACTTTTGCTATTTCTTTCAATACCTCTAACGTCATACCAACGACGAAATATATTATGATGCACATAAAGCTCAGTGCCTCTAGTAAGATTGCTGCCATTTGTTATTGGGGTTTCATGTATTATAGCTTGCCTACTTATGAACTTATGATCCGAAATATCTGTATTTAAAATTAATTCTGTATCATTAATTTTTTTAGTATTGTCGTATCTTTTATTTTTTGGTTTTATTAAAAAATTATATATAGGTTTCATTAATATTCAAGATTAAACTCTACTGATATTGCCATGTTTTTATTAAAATCTTTCCAAGGTAATACATCATTACCTTTTCTGATATATATAGAATACTTATCATCTTCTTCTATTATATCGCATATTTTATGTCCACCGTAAACTTCTTGACCTACAGCGTAATGCATAGCGTTATCTTTATAGTCTTTTCCTATACTAATTTTCCTTATTAGCTTGCTCATTATCTTGTTGCTTTTCTATCTCTCCAGTTTTAACGTCAACTGTTATATTGCCATATTTTTCCTGAAGTTCTTTTTTTAACTCATTTAATTTTATTTCTTGTTGTGAATAAGCATGAGCTAACTTATGATTGTTAATTGTATTTTTTGCTATTTCTGTTTGAAGATCAGTAATAAAACTACTAATTTTTTGCAATTCTTCTAATTGCTTTTTATTTATTTTTTTCATATTTATTTAATTTAATTTAACTTAATTTTTAATTTATTTTAAATGCCATATATATATAAGTATCACCACTATCGTTTACACTTTGCTGGCTCCCCATAGTGAAACCATCACTATCAAAACTTGATACAGTATTTGATTCGCTGTCTTCTCCATAATTTAAATTAGCATATAAAGTTTGTGGCGAAGATAAACCTCTAACACTATCAAATATTCTCCAAGCATTACTTGCATTAGTTTGTTTAATCATAAGCCAGTCTGGCTGAAATCCCAAGCCTGTAATACTTTGTGTGCTTCCATTTCCAGTATATGAACCAAACTTACTATATCCTGTTACATCGTGGAAACAGTACATTATATAATCGTCTCCACTTCCATTTCCTAAAGAACTTGTACCTAAAGTTACATTCGTTGCACTCGGTGCGGTATTATTCCAAACAGTTGTAGCTGTATCTTCAGCTCTCGAATCGTTTAATTCTAAATATTTTGTTGCACCTATACTTGTATGAAATACTAACCAATTTTGTGCTGAATTAAGTCTTTTGGCAATAATCCATTTAGGAGCAGCTGATAATCCGTGCGGAATTTTAGTACCTGCAACACCATTTCCTTCATACTTTATAATACTAAATCCTGCGTTACTGTTAGCACTAACTATTGATTTTGGCGGTCCACCTAAAGATAAATCATCATTTTGAGATACTGTTTCTGCATATAGAGCTGCAACACCTATATCAGATACAGCCCCATTATAAACTCTTACTTGGTCTAATTCTCCATCAAAAGCAGTCCAAGATCCTC